GCTGGCGCCAGAAGGTGCCGCAGCCACAATGAAGGTGTATGTCAAACCCGCAGCAGGCAAGGGCAGAGTAGTTGCGAATTCAGTAGCCGAAGACAAGAAATATGTCTCACCGCTTTCTGCCGCTGTCAATGACGACGCAGCAGCAAGCGTAGCGTTTGCAACAGGACCCAAGATGGGAGCCGTAACAGACAGTGCGGATACGTCGTTCAAACGGTCTTCGTTTAGAAGTTTCCAGTAGTTCGATTGCATGGTAGTGTCCTTTAAGTTAAGACGCTGGGACTTGCGTCCCAGCTAGTCCATTACAGAGCGGTCACACCGGCTTCGATACGGGCCATGAAGGCGTCGTTGAGACGCACAGTCGCGAACCATGTAGAAGCACCCACGTAGCCGAATTGGCCCAATGGGTTGGCGTGGTTGGTCTGTGAGGCTTTGAGGACCACAGGCTTGATGGCAGACATGCCCTTAAGAGCGACTTGGCCCCAGCAGTCTTCACCGATGATGATGAAGGGATACACGTCAACGTTAGCAGCGCCAACAGACAACATGCCGTTCAAGGTTGCAGAACCAGCAGCAGCAAAGGATTTCAACAGCGGTGAGCTGATGAAACGGAAGTCTTCGCAAGCGCCGATTTCGCGGTCATGGATTGGCTTGAATGAACCGTACTCTTCCACACGGGTGAAGCCGGGCAAGTTACGGATGTCGCTGACAGCGTCAGTGTGGCAGAAGATAACGTATGCGGGCTGCACAGCGCGAGTGCCGAAGTTGACACCGGGAGCCAGACGGCTGGTCACACGGCGTGAACGGTTGGACTCAAGCGTACGAGCTGCTTTACGAATTGCGTTCAAGCTGATTGCTGTGTTGATTGCAGAGCGGCTAGAACCGTTTGCATAGATCACAGTAGAACCGGCTTTCAGCACACCGTAACGAACCATCTCCATCACCTCAGCCAAAGTCTCGCCTGTGAGCTTGACCATTTCGCCGGGGATGTCATCTTCGTACAGCTGCTCAACTTTGCTGGAGTACTTGAACAGCACGCCATATTGTTGCAACTGAACAGACACGTCTTGGAAAGAGATCGTGTTTGCGTTGGGTGTCACACCTTCAGCCAACACGAAGTTGGAAGCGGTGATGTCAGGAGTGCCAACGTAGCGAGAAGAGTTCTCGATTGTTGTACCTGCGGTAGATGCGCCGAAAGGCAGAGTACGACGGAACACCAAGGTGTCTGTCGAGTTCTGTGGCATCTCACGTTGAGTACCGAAGTCGCCCAAAACAGTGATGGGCTGTGCGTGTTCAAGCATACCTTGGGCGGCGCGGATTAGATTTCGCGATGCTACGGTGCCGTAATTTTGAATAGACATGGTCTAGTTTCCTTTTCTGAAAATTGATTTAATAGCCGCGTTCTTTGAGCTCTCGCTCGCGTTTCTTGGCTTCATAGTTCCACAGTTCCGCTGGTGACATGTCGCCAAGTGTTTTAGGCGGCGGTGTCTGGCCAGTTCGAGTTGTCGCGGCGGCAGCGAGACGTGCTCCGCGCTCTTGCTTGATGTCACCGGCTGATCGCGTTTGAGCTGTTGAAAATAAATCCAACATCTTGATCGCGTCTCTGGCAATAGGGCTGTCGGCCAAAGCTCTGGTCTGCGGGTTTTGTACAGTAAACCATTGCGCGAATTCGGTCGTGTTGATCGTCTCGCGCCAGTTTTCGTACTTACCTTCGATTCGTGCTTCTTCCATGAGGCGACCCATCTCAGCCTTGGTGTTAGCAACTTCCTGCTGTACAAACTGAGCCACCGCTTCCGGTGACAAACTTTGTTGCTGAGAAGGCACTCCAATTTTGGATGTGACGTATTCCTCCATCGCCCCGGCCCACTCCGGGAAATCTTGCTTGAGCTGCTCCCACTTCTCCGGGTTCTTGGCTGCGCTGCTGATAGCTGTCTGCGTAGGCGCTTCTTGCATTGCTGCTTGACGTGCCTGCTGAGCTTCTCTTTGCATCGCTGCCACGCGACCCTCAGTCGTTTTGACATGGTGCAGCAGTTGAGCATTTGCCTGTGCTAAATCATCAATCTGTGCCAGCTTGGCACGGACCGTCAGGGATAGCCCAGCTAAGGGATCTTCCGGCTGTTCGGGTTCGGTTTGCGCTTGCTCAAGATCAAGGTCCTGCGGCGTTTCCGGCGCAGCGGCTAAAGAATCAGATGCGAACGTATCACCGTCGGCATTTAATTTTGACGCCTCTTCATCCCACAAGTTTTGCACTTCTTCCGAAGACAGTTGGTTTTCTTCCACTTTTTGCTCTCCAAATAAAGGCCGTCTTTCAACGGCCCACTAAAAAGGCCAAGCGGGACGTTAATCCGGCTCGACCACCACACCCCGAGTTGCCGCATTTGGCAAGTCGAGAAATCTTTTTAGCATGCGTATCTCACCCCGCATCGCCGCTGTCTCAACATCGGAGAGGGCAACAGCGTCGTTCTTGATTCTGGCTTGCTCAAGCTGGGCTTCCGCCCACTTGCGCAAAACATGCCATGTGCTTGATGAGTAATCAGTCATAGAAAAAGCCAGCTCGGTGGCTGGCTTCGGTAAATTTTGGGCGCAACTCGCCCGAAGAAATTTTATAACAGATCGTGGCGCTTATGCAACAGTTATCTTTGGTCATTTTTAAGTTGGTTCTTCTGTGGCCGGAACCGGCTTTTCGTCCAGTTTTTTGCGAACAATTCCTTTGAGCCCGGTTTTCAACCCTCTACTTTGAAGCACCTCGCCTATGAGGCCCATTTCTTGTTGGGCCAGTGATGGTTGCCCGGCTCGGTCCAACTGGGCCTTGGTTGGATCTGGCGCCTTCTTGTCAAAGGTTTCGGTAAACTCACCCGGCTTGTCTATAAAACTGTTTACGTCGTACTCAATCGTGTACGTTGGAATGCTGGCGCCCATCCCGCTTCTTGCGCCCTCCGTTACAGCAACCACGCGAACTTTGCTGGCGTCAAGCTGCCTTGAGGTTGGCGTACCCATCGGGTTTCCCGGGTTCCGTTCTCCGGGTAGGTAGAAATACTCAGGGCGTGGCCTACCCCACCCGTCAGTCCCACCGCCGCCCTTGGTAGCACCGGTAAAAGTTTTTGTTTCTTTGCCAGTCGGGTTTTGCCTAAGCATTGAGTACCCGGGGCTATCAGTGTTAGCCGTCATCCCAGCATATTGCGCTGGCGCTGAAGTGTCAGTTAATTGGCCCGACGCTTTATCAGCCGTGTAAAACTGTCCGGTGTTAAACCCCGCAGGGTCGTACTCGCCGCTATAGACGTAGGGGTTTCCACTAGGGTCCCTTACAAAGCTCTCGTTGTACTTACCCACGCCGCTGTTGTAGCTGCCCGCTCTGCGCTGGTAGGCGGCTAGGGCGCGGTTGTAAGCGTCAATGTCTCGGGCGAGTACTGACATAGGTTAGACGTTAAAAGGGTTGGCCACGCCGGGAGGTAGTTTGACGTTGGGGTTGGTGTTAAACAGCTGCTGGCTCTGATTGGCAATTAAACCGCCGGTGTTGACGTTACCAACTTGAGAGTCGTTGGCCATAAAGCCCCTAGCCGTTGTGCCACCGCCCCCTGCGCCCAAAGTGTCAGCGCCAGCAATTGCGCCCACAGGTTTTGTGCGGGTGTAGTTGGTCACGCCGGCAGCAATGGCAGACGCAGCCGAGCTGTACATTTTGCCATCAGGGCCATAGACCACGCCAGAAGTGCCGGCGCCCGAGTTGCTTGTATCAATGCTTGTACCGCCGGCATCTACTGTTGCGCCGCCGGTAGTGGTGCCGGTGCTCGTAGTGGTGCCGGGAGTTTTACTTTTTGCCAACAAGTCTTTGTAACTGTTTTGCAGCTCAAGTATTTGTTTTTGCAAGTAGCTTGTAGACGGCTTCTTAAGCGCTTGGTCGTAGTAGTTATCGTACCCAGCAGCTGCCAAGGCAGAGTCATTGACTGTGTTGCCCGGTGCGTACGACATGTTGCCGTAGCCCTGAGCTGCAATAGTTGGCCCATATTTTTTAATGGCTTCGTCGCTTGGGGCGCCCATATTACCGCCGGCCGATTTGGCCAAACTGTACACGGCGTCGTAGCCGCCGGCCGCATTAAATTCTGAGGTTGGGACGCCGGTCAGCATTGACCGGTAGATCATCTCTTGCGCTTGTGCTGGGGTTAGTGTCGCCATGATTTAAGTCCTAAAAGGGTTGGGGACGCCGGTGGGCAAATTGATTTGGGTAACCGGATTAAACAATTGCGAGTTTTGGCTGGCAATCAAACCCCCGGGATTGACATTGCCGGTGCTGATAGCGTCAGCCATGAAGCCCCTAGCCTCTGTGCCGCCGCCGCCAGAACCCATCAAGTCCGCATTGGCAATCAAACCTGCGGGTTTTGTAAGGGTGTAATTGGTAACGCCAGCAGCAATAGCTGCTGCTGGGGAGACATATGATCTGCCATCTGGACCATAGACTGCGCCGGTAGTAGGGGTGCTGGCGCCAGTGTTGATGTTTGTGCTGCCCGTGTTTACGGTTGTGCCACCGCTGGTAAGTGTTGGGTTGCCGCCGTACTTTTTCCAATAGGAAGCGGTAAACGTGTCTGTAGCAACGGGGTCGTTGGCTGCTTTAGTAACACCGGCTAAATAACCCGGCGTGTCAATCTTGCCTGCAAATTGCGAACCTGACGACCAGTTTGAGTCGTACGTTGAACCAACCCGACCCTGCATTTGTTGATACGTGTAGTCCGCTTGTTCAGGCAAATAGCCTTGCCCCATTACGTGGCTGGCGTTGGCAACCAAATAAGCCTTGTCGCTGTACATGTCTTTAAGCGCTTTTTCAGCAGCCTCAAGCGGGTTGCTGGAAGCCATAATGGTTTTCCAGTCGCGGGCGTCTAGGTTGGCGCCGACGTTACCGTACATTGCGTTTGAAACCCTTTGAACCAATTCTTGCTCTCCGGGTTGGCTGTAGTCGAGAGGGCGGCCCGTAGTTGCCTCCACCAACGTTCGCAGATCCACGCCGCTTTTAGGCGTTGCCTTATCTAAGCCCGAGTAACCGCTTGTAGCCATAATTGTTCTTCCTTAAATTCCTGAGCCAGTCTGTAAAGCCAAGTCGCGCTCAGCAGCAAACAGCTCTTTACGGCTGCGCTCTTTCATAGCGGTGTCGGCCAATTGGGCCTTGATCTTCTCAAGGCTAATGTTCTGCGAGTTGGACAACTTCAGCATCTCGATCTCACGCGTCATCTCCAGCTGCATGATGTGCAGGTCGGCCTCTTGCGCAGAGATTGCCTGACGCACTTGCAGTTCTTGCAAGTCGCCTTGATTCTGCAATTGGACTTTCTGCATCTCGGCCTGCGCGCGAACTTGGGCCACGGCCATGGCTGGGTCGGGCGGTGGCCCTGCGGCTGCCGCCTGCTTCTGCATTTCCTTGATTTGCTCAATCTCTTCCTCTGGCTTGAACACCTCGGCCGGGTCGATGTGCTGGGCCTGCAAGGCCTTCTCAAATAACTTCTGTGTGTCAAGGTACATGCCGTAAACCGGGTTGGCCCCAGCGGCAAGCAGGTTCAAGAACGATTGGTTCTGGATGTCACGGACCACCAACGCGCTTGAGCCACGGGCGTCGATTGTGAAGTCGCCCTTGATCTCTTCGTCGTCGTTGTACATCATGTTGTAGTCGTAGTAACGACGGATGTGCGACTTGGTGACCATGTCGTCGAACTGTTTGACGAGCCTGCGCAAAACCACGTTGGCGCTGTTCATCAACATTTGCATGCCACCGACAGTGTCTGGCGCTGCTCCCTTCTCGCCTTGCATGATAGTAGGCACGCCGGTCTCAGCGTCTGCCAGCTCGGTGGCCATCTTGATGATGCCTGCCAGCTCGGCTTGGTGTGAATTGAATTCAAAGGTCGAGAACGCCTTGCGCACGTCGTCGATGTCGTCGGTTGCGTACCAGATCTTGCGGGCAGACAGCTGCCACTGCTTGTCGGCTGGCTGGATCGCACCCGGCTTGATGACGATCTGTGGACCGCTGGACACGCCGGCGTTGTCCATCATCTGGCGCCATGCAGCGTTCAAGACCTTCTGCTGTGAACGCATGAGGTACGGGATGCCGTAGCCCCACATTGAGCCCGCAACCTTTTCCCAGACATAGAAGTCGTAGGGTATGTCGCCGCCTTCCAGTGGGTTCAGGAACGCCTTGACCACGGTGTTGTTGATCATGACGACGCACGCGCTGATGCTGCGCAGCTCGTCTTTCTCGCCCATGGATACTCCCGCAGACTCAAGGTCGTCGTGGTCCACTTCGCCCCAATAGGTCCACATCTCGTAGGTCAAACGGGCCATGTCGCGCTGGTCTTCGTCGGTCATCTCGCGCAATGTGGCGGACTGCTTAGGCCCCTCTTCCAATACTTTGCGCAGCTGGTCTTTCATGAAGCCGGGCTGCTTGGCAAGGTCGCGGATCTGTTTGGCCGTGACCTGTTCGCGCTCGTAGATGCCTTTGCCGTTGTGAATGTTTTCGCCGCAGCCGGGATCTGGCCAGACGTTGCGCGGGTCAACGCGGAACGAAGCAGGGCTGATCTCTTGCACGATCTCGATCTGGTGGACCGTTTGGCCCATGCTGTCTGTCATGGGCTGCCACGCCTTGCGTGTGCGGTTGGTGACGATCGGACCCTTGACCACGCCTGTGCCAAGCACGGCGGCGTCGTGAATCATTTTGCGCAACTCGCCGTTGTAGTTGCATTCGACCAGCTGATCTTCGATCTCGGTCTGCATGGCCAAGGCCTTCTTGTTGGCCATCTCAAGCACAGCCTTGACAACGTCACGAACGCGGACTGGTTGCCCGTCCTCACCCATGACTGGCTGGCCTTGTGGGTCCATGGCCATCTTGTTGTCTTTGCTCATGCCCATCAACTCGGGGCTTGGCGTGGGCTGTATGCCCCAGTTGCGGTCGTCGGTCGGCAGCAGAATGTCTGCAAGGCGGGCCTCGGCAGCATTGGTCTTTTGACGCGTCATGCCGATAAACACCGTCGAGCGGTGGGGCTTGGCGCCCTGCGTGGTCACAGGGTAGCCCTGCTCCACGCTGGTCATCATCTGGCTGGCTGCCTTGTTGATGTTGTCCTTGCCGTTGTACTGGTCCTCGTCCTCAATCCAACGCTTGTCGACGCCGTAGGAGCCGCGCGAACGAATCCATTCGTCACGTTGGCCACTGAGCGAAGAGCCGAAAGATTGCAGCTTCTCCGCCTTCTTGCGCATCCGCTCTTCTGGATCTTCGTACTCGACCTCGACGTCGATTTGTTGTGGTTGGATTTGCATGGGGTTCAGTCCTCAGCTCAGTAAGGTGCTTTGGCGTAGCGTGCGTGGATGGCTACAACGCCTTTGATTACAACGCTGGTGCCGCTGGTAACTGCGGGACGAATCCACGCCGGGTTCTCATTGGCGGTACCCATTCCAGCCGCCGTAAAAGCCATGGCCGTGGTGCCGCTTCTCTGGGTTAGCGAGCTCCAATTGGTGTTGTCGTTGGATCCTTGCCACGTAATCGTGCCGCCGCCAAAGGTGCCGGTCGCTTGGGTAGTTAGGTCAGCTGCATAGGCAATGGGCACGCCGGCGCCCACGTCGTTGGTAGCCATGGCAGCCCATGAGGCAAGGACCACGCCGGGGATTGAGTCGCGATCGATTGTTGGTGTGATAGTAGCCATAAAAGTTTCCTCTGTTAAGGTTAATCAATACCCGGTGACCGGGTCGAATACGTTGAACTCAAGCGTCGGGGCCATGCGGCTAGAACGCATGCGGCCCTCGGCTTCTTCTTGTGTCTTGGCAAAGCGCCTCATCATCATGGCGTATCGCGTTGCCGACATCAAGTCATCGCTGATTTTAACGACCATACCGTCTTTGCGGTGGTACAGCCTGAATTCTTCAAACCAGTCTTCCAGATGTGAGAACACGCGCAAGCGCATGGTCTGCATGCGTGTCAGCATCTCGGACAGGCCGGCCTCGACGCCGTTGCTGCCGTCCTCGAACGTAGCCCGGTTGGCCATCATGTTCAAGCCTTGGTCCTTGTACTGCTTGGCCAGCTGCTCACCGCTGCCGCCCTTGTCGCGCTGCAAGCCGTCATGCGGCCAAGCCATTGGCACCCATTCGCCCCGTGCACGCACAGCCATCGAGTGGCCAGCAATGCCGGGCTCACTGCGTCTGTAGCAGTCGGTCACGTAGAGCGTGTCGCTGTCCTTGTCCCAAGCCATCCACACGACGGCGGTAGGGTGGTCGACACCGAAGTCAATCGCCGCAATGCGCGCCCAGTGTGGCGGGATCGGGAAGGCCCGGATCTTGATCGCCTCCTCGACCACAGGAAACACACGGCCAGATCCCAAAATGGGAATGCCTTTGGCACGGGCTTCACGCTCGTGCTCCGGGTAGCTGGCAATGATCGCCGCAGCCTGCTCGGGTGTGTAGTGCTCGGCGTCGCTGATCGTCATGTTGGTGACGGTCGATGACGCCGGCTTCTCCAGCAGGAATCGCTTGACCACTTCGGACATGCCAAGCAACGGCGTAAAGGTCACGAAGACCTGACCGGCTGTTGCCTGCGTACGGGTCAAGCCCTCAGAATAAATTGGCAGCGGTGGCTCCTCGTCGAACCACACCAGATCCACGGTGTCGGCCTGCCACTTGGTGCGGCCTTGGTCGTAGCTGTTGAACTGGATCACGCTGTCTTCACCGCATTCGTGCCGCACGACAATGCTTGAGACCGCATCGGGCACGCCCTGCTTCATGCTGGTGTCGCGCACACAGGCAAACGGAATGGCGCCTGTGCCCCACTCCTCGCGCATCTCTGGCGGCCCAAGCAGCAAGCGCTGAATACCCTTGCGGGTCAGCTCGGCCGATTCGGATCCAACCATGCAGCGGATAGCGTAGTTGTATCGCTTGCCCGTCCACCACGATGGGTAGCGGCCTGTTGCGTGCATCGCGACCTCAAAGGCCCCGGCCCACGTCTTGCCAAGCTGGTTGCCTGCCATGAACAAGCGCTCACGAAAGTCAAGGCCGGCATTGTGAAACTCGATCTGCTTTTTGTACGGCGCATAGGTCGCCAGTCGATTGCGCTTGGCCCGAATGTCTTTCATGCGCAGCAGCTCGTACAACTCTCGCTTCTCGTCGTCGTCTAGCAGCGCAGTGTTGATACGGTCAAGCTGGATCATCTAGCAGCCTTTGCAAGCAACATGTTTAGCCGATTGTCCAGCTGTTCGCTGGTCAGGTCCAACGTGCCGGACATCTTGAGCTCAACGCTTTTCAGCTTTGGTTGCGTGTATTGCAGAAACTCATTGAGCGTCCGCATGCGCGTGTCAACGTCAAGCAGAGGAACCATGATGTTCTTGCCTTTGTCGTCAAGCACTGGCTGGCCACTGCGCATCATCGGGATCGTGGCCTTCAGGGCCTTGGCGATCTCGACGGCTGGATCGAGCCCCTCTTCGATGCAGGCTTCTGCAACAGCTCGAAGGTTGATCCGGTGCGGCGCGCGGCTCGTGCTGGCGCTCTTGCTCACTGGGTGCGCACGGCCTGTCTTGGCCGCTGTCGGAATCGCCAGATCGTCCATGGTCGCCAGCTTTGGTGGCGCCCCGGCTAAGTCGGCGTTGCGACTTGGATTTCGTTTACTTGCCATTCTTCATTGCTCCCCGCACAAGGCCTTCATTGCGCGCGCTGATCGCTTTGGCCTTTGCCTTGGCGTCAGCTTTGCTGCTGGCGCCCCAAGCATTGAGACTCAGCAGCAATCGCGTGGGCTCACCGTCCTTGCGTTCAGGGCCGGGCATGTTGCCCATGCGCGCCAAAAAGGAAGCGCGGCGAGGGTTGTCGCCGGCTTTGACTGGGGCCTTGAGGTTCATCCCCTCAGCCTTCGCGCTGGCGCGGCCTTTGGCATTGAGGCCGCCTGATGGCGCCTTGCCTTCTTTGCGTTGCCAAGCGGGGCTCTTCACTTCATCGCCCCTCGGATAATGCCGGCCTTGGCCGGCTTGGCCGTCTTGGCCGACTCGACAAAGTCAGCCTTGGTAGGTGCGCCCTTTTCGCCGGGCTGGCGCATACGTTCACCCGAGCCAGAGGCTATGCGTGCCCTCTTGGCTTGGATGTTGGCGTACAAGCCGGGCTTGGCCATTAGATCATTCCGTTGATGATGCCGTTGTTGAAGCCAACGGGTGCCTTGACCGCGCCGCCTTCTTTCTTGAACTCGGGCTGTGTGGTGTTGGTGCCGGGCATTGGTACAGACACTTTGCCGGGGATCTCGCCAGCGCCTTGCGTCTGGTTGCCGCCACCGCCAATAGCAGCGCCGGGCATCTTGGCCGCGTTGCCTGTCATGCCGCCGGCTGCGCGGATCTTGTTACGTGATTCTGGGTTTGAGTAGTCTTGCATGTGTAGCTCCTTGAGGTTAGGCCATCAGGCCCGGTTGGGGTTTGCGGCTGGCCGCTTCTTCATTCCACATCTGGCCGTACTCCTCGGGGCCTTCCATGGACTGTTCCTGTGAACCTTCGCCGGCTTCTTCAGCCAGCATATTGTCCACGTACTGACGACATTCAGCGATGCTTTCGCACATGTAAGGCTCGCCGCCCTCACTGGTTGAAACCATGACCGTGCCGTCGTCAGCCATTTCGATAGTAATTGTCTTGGCCATGAGGGCTCCAAATG